CCACCCAAAGCTATTAAAGCTGATAGGAATAGCTTAATACAAGTATTTATAGACCACACAAAATTATCCCAGTCAATAGTCACCCAAGCATTTGCAATAGCTACAATCGCACCAAATACAGTTGAAAGTGTGTTACGCAATTTTAGCATATTCGTTGTATTCAGCTAATCTTCTATTTAATAAACCTTTGTTTACTACACCTCCTGCTTTAGTCCACATCAAGAAACCAACTTTAATTTTTTCAATAGTTTGCCCACCGTTGATAAACTTAACCAAAGAAGACTTTGCAAACGCTCCACAACCTATATTATAACAAAGACAAAATAAAGCATCAAACTCATTTTGTTTTAATGGTCTTAATACATATTTAGAAACGCAATTAGCGTACTGCGCAGAAGTGTCTACAAACAATTTAAACGCTTCATCTTTACTTGCTAATTTATCGCCTTTTTTTACAGGTTGTCCGTTAGCGTATTTAGTCGAACCTATACCAATAGTCCATACTAAAGCACTGCACTGGTAAGCATCTAATTTAACACCTTCTAATTGTGCTAATAATTTTAAACCTTCGTTACTGATTTGCATCTCTTTTTTCCTTTAACATTTCTATAAATGAATCTCTTTGTTGCATTAAATACTGCTCCCTTGCAATAAATCTTGTTCTTTCATCTTCTACTATTTTATCAATATACAGTTGTTTTTGGTTTACCAAAGTTGTATACCGTTCTAATTGCTCGTTAAATATCATATTTTGATAATATAACCCAGCTATCATTAAAATAATTGTAAAGGACTGCTCCTTTAACTTGCTTAAAAAAGTTGTTTGCATATTTTCGCCTTCTTCTATTTGTGCCATAAGTAATCCTTAATAAAAGTTATACCTGTAATCGTTAATATAAAAGCACCAATTCTTATTGCCCAATTAATACCTGTGTTATAATCCCTAACCTCTTGCACTTTAGTTTCCGTTTCTTCTAAAGCACCTTCGATTGTTTCTAATCTTTGTAAGATTCCATTTCTATTTAGCTTTGAACCTGTAATAGCCTGGCTAATCATTTCAACACTTATTGACAAAGCCTTTAGCTGGTCGTTTATTTCTTTTAACTCATTCATTATCCTTCGCCTCCTTCTTGCGTATTACTTGTTGTGCTTCCTGGCGTACCTTGACCTGCATTCATATCATCATCAGTAGTACACCAAGAAGTAAAATTTGTTTCTAATTGATTAGTTTGGCTTTGATGTGTTGTGATGTTTGTTTTGTTATTAACATAGTCAAAAGATGCCTCGTGCATAAAGTGTAACCCTTGCGCTAAAGCAATATTAAATACTTGACCAAAAGAGATATCCTTACCATAAACATTACCTGTAAATTTCTGCCAGGTATTTTGATAAAAAGATAAGATTGAACGAGTAATACATTCCTGCATCGGTCTTTGTGGATTTGTTCCTGTAGCAACTTCCCAAGTTCTTAACCATTTAGTTGAGTTTTGTATAAGGTTATATTCAGGCTCTGTATAACCAATAAAATCTTCTATAACTTGAGACTCGTAAATATCTCTTATTCCACCGTGATACTGACTTTCTAATTGATAAGTATTTGAGAATGGTTTAGGTAAATTAAAATCATCGTAAGTGACAATATTTGTAGCATTATAAATAAAGCCTTTAGTGTTTTGGTAGTTTTGTGGTATAATACTTATCTTAATATCATCAAAGTAAGTTGTATGCACTGCACCTGTATTTGTGCTTAATTGCCTTCTTAAAATAAAAGTACCAAAGTTATTCATTACATAACCAGTATCTAAAGAGTTTCTGTCATAAGTAGATAATACTTTAAACTTTGCCCAATTATCTTCATCAGTCATTTTAATTTGAACAAATTTATTACCATCCCAAGTAGCACTTTGAGCAATATTTGTAAAATTACCATTACTTTCTAAATATCTAATATCAGAAGTTCCACCTGGATTAGGAGTACCATCAACTGATTTAGCAAAAGCAATCATAATTGAATCCGTTGGGTTATGCGCACCATCAAAGTAAACAGAACACTCTATTTTGACTGCAAAATAATTTATAAAAGTTGAATCGTTTGAAATCCTAAATACATTATATAAACCCATATCAGGTATTGGCGCATCTAATTTAGATTGATTATCTGTAATTGCTAAAATCCTATTATCAAAAGGTCTATTTTGTCCTGTTGCATTAAAGAAATCAAACACATCTGAAGGGTCTACATTACCCCAATTAGTTGGAATAGTTGTACTTGTTGCGTAATCTTTGAAGAATCCATAGTTATTAAGTAAGTTTCTTTCGTAGTAATCGTATTTAAACTGAACGCTTGTTAATCTTTTATTTAAAGAAACTAATTGATTTACATCCGACCAAATTACATTACCTGTATTACCAATAGATGAATAAAAGTCAAAAGAATAAACAGTTATATAAGTACCATCACTATCGTATATTAAGCCGTTTTGAAACTTTTGCTTAACTGATACATTATCTAATAAAAGATAGCCATTTAAATCATCGTTATTATTATAAAAATTAACACTTAATACACCTGCGATTGCAGTATAAGGAAATTCGTAATAAACCCAATCATCAGTAGTAACTTGAGTAAAAACTTCAACACTATCTATTTCTATTCTTATAGTTGCTCTTGGAGTAGTAGCACCAAAATTCTTTGCCCAAAAAGAAACAATATATACACCAGCTTGAAAACTTGGAAACTGATAAACATTAGCAATATTATCTCCAAATATTTTAGCACACTGGCTTCCGTTTAAGCCTCCTGTTGGACTGCTAACTACATCTCCTGTGTTTTCCCAATATTCAAAAACATAAGGTGCAGTACCATCTATTTCAAAATCTCCATTAATAATTAAATCATTTACCGCTAAATCATTAACCGAAACCACATACCAGGTAGCATCTTTATTAGATAGGTATAACATACAACCTAAAGCCTCCATTAAAGATGTTAAAAGATAGTAGCAATCCTTTGGCTCAAAAGTTGCCCAATTAACTGCTGAATATTCAGATAAAATTAAGTTAGTAGAATTTATTAGAGTACCATCAATTTTAAATTGTGTAAAAAAAGCAACATTTAAATCACTTCCAGTCTTCTTTAATAATCTACAAATAAAACTACTTAAAGTTATACCTGTATCAACATTTGTATCATCGTATAAGCCGTAATAATCTTCTCTATAATATTTAACATTCTTTAGAACCGCAAGGTTATCAGTAGCAGTAAGCTGAAGATAATATTGTTCCTGCCATTCGTATTGGATAACATCAGGCAAAAGAAAACCTACCCACTTTAAATCTTCAGTTACACCATTAGTTTCATAAAGGCTTATTTTCCAAGTATATTCATCAGTATCAAAAAAGAAATCAGAAGGCTGAACGGTAGAATTTACAGGTATAAAACATTGTATATCGGCATAAGAAGCACGAATAGGTGCAAAGATATTGTCTTTACTTGCTTTATAATTTAAAACAAAAGGAGAATTTTGCGCAGCTATTAAATTAATTACATCAGGAAAATTTTCAGTAACTTCTTTTTTTTCAAACTTTACTAAATAATATAAATCAGTACCTTGTTGGTCTAATCCTTTAAAGTCTAAATTATAAATATGATTGTAAAACATTATATTACCCTCGAATTTTTTATTGCTTGGTTATCTAATAATAATCTCATTTTGTCTCCCATAATATCAACCTGGTAACCTCCTTGACCTGTTGAGCCACTTGGCATAGCCACCATTGGACTACTTACACTACCTTGACCAAAATCAAGGCCTGTTAATTGTTTAAATATTGGAGCAAATCCAGACACAGAAGATGCAACACCAAAACTACTTAAAAAGAAACTTAATAAAGCAGCAACAGCAGCAGCTATAACTAATTTTTTTATCAAACCTAATAATGCTTGACCAAGTGACTTAAAAAAGTTTTGGCCACTATCTAAAGCATCGTTAAAGGCAGTAGTTAAAGCGCTTGCTAATAATCCTTTTATAGTTTCTAAATTTACAATATAGGCTTCCATTGCTGGGTCAGTCCATAAACCATTATAAGAACTTTTAAGAGTATCAACATTACCCGTTAATCTTTCTACTACCGCATTAAATGCCTCTAATTCTTGAGCAGCAATACCAGCTTTAGCATCAGTTAAATCGCTCATTGGCATCATCATATTTGAACCAGGTGCAGGTCTTTTAGTTTTAGTTGTACCTGTTACTATTGCTGGGCCTCCAGGAGTTATTAAACCATTTACTTTTTTTAATTTTTTATAAAGGTCATCTAAATTAGAAGAATAATTTTTTGTAACTTCTGAATTTTTACCAAATTGATTTTCAGCGTATACTAATAAGTGTACATTTTTTTCAATAGCAGCATTTATTAAACCTTGTGCTAATACTAAATCTTTTTGGCTTTGGTCTTTTGTTATTGGAGTAGCATTAACTTTTCTAATTAAATCCAAATATGATTGTAACCCTTCTTCAAGTTCAATTAGTAAATATGATTTGCCTGGATTTCTTAACCCTTTAATCATTAACTCAAGACCATTTAAAGCCCTATTAGCACCATCAACAATTAATTTAAAAAACTTACCTAAATTACCACTTTCTACTGCCGTAGTAAATGTATTATTTAATCTTTGAACACTTGCTTGTAATGTATCTACCTTACCTGTTATTTTACTACCGTAAGCAAGTTCTAATTGTTCAGCTAATTTAATTACTCCAGCAGTTGTTATTTGTCCTTGCTCAAGCATTTTATTTAATGCCTGTGTTGTAACTCCTAATCCTTGTGCCATTAATGCTACCGCACCTGGTAATCGTTCTCCTAATTGTTGTTTTAATTCTTCAGCTGATACAGTTCCTTTTGAGAACATTTGACCCAAAGCATTTAAAGCACCTTTTACATCTTCAGAAGATAGTTTTAAAGTTGCTGCTGACCTTGTAACTGCATCAAATATTTTATTTGTATCTCCTAAAGTTTGATTTGAAGATATTGATGCTGCTGCAAAATTCTTATAAGAAGTTGCAAGGTCTAAAAAGTTTAAACCTAAATATTCAGCAGTTTGAGATATTTTTTCTAATTGTGCTTCAGCTAATTCAGTAGAACCTAAAATAGCAGTAAAAGCCGATTTAACGGCATCTAATCTTAAAGACTCGTTGAACGCTCTACCTACTGCTTGTGTTGCAGCCTGAAGTCCAATATAACCTACAACAAGACTTTTTATAGAACTCTTTGCATTATCAAAAGAATTTTGGATGTTATCGCTTGTCTGTTTGTTTGCAGCAGCAAATGATTTTAAATCTGATTGAGCAGTATTTAACTGGCTTTTTAACCCTTTAATTTCTGCACTTAATTCAACTATTATTTTCTCATTTACCATCTTCTTTCGGCTTTAATTTTTCCAAAATCGCTTCTTTATCTTTTTGAGTAGTAATGGTAATTTTCTTGTTTAACCTACTTAAAATATCAGTCCATAATGGTAATATTTCTCTCGGTTTCTTTTGATTTTTCTTCTCAACTTGAGTGTTTAAAATGTAAGACATTAACACTCTTGTTCTATCCCATTCGTTAGCATCTTGTTTTTTCTTATAAACAAAATATCTATAATAATCTACAAAAGTCATATCCCAAAAAATATGCGGTAACAAACCCAAGTCCATCACCGCACAATCCAAGATATCATCCCAAGTTACTTTTTTTTTTCTTGTTTGTCATCAGACATCGCCTTAAATGCTTTTATCATTTCTTGCGTAATCTTCAAGCAACTTTCAGTAAAGCACTTAATAACTTGTAATTGAGTTTCATAACTTAAGTCATCTACCCATTCCACTACATCTTCATAACTGAAGTCTATAATTAAACTTTTACTTCTATAATATCCAGTTAAACCTGAATAAATTAAATCAGCTACCATTTGTAACTGACTATAATTTTCTCCAATTTCTTTAATATTACCAATATCACTACCGCTTATCCTTGTATAAGTTTCAAGCGAATAGTTTGAAAATTTTAATTGCTTTACTTCTCCGTTGAGAGTAACTTCAAGTATTCCGTTCATAGTTTGTTTGTTTTAATTATACGATTACTGTAAATGTAGGTGTTCCTGTTCCTGCAAACTCAATAGAGTAAGTAACTACATCTTCCATAGGTGCTGAAACTTCGCAAGAAGTAATGTAAGCACTTTGAGTAACTGATGTATTACCTGGTATTAAGTTAGTCCAAACAATTTGAACTAATGTTGGAGGGTCAGCACTATAAGCAGCAAAAATATCAGTTAAATCTTTATTTGCTGCAACAAAGTCTGCAAGACCTTCTGCTGAATAAGTAATGTCTCTTAAGCCTGGCATAATCTCTTTCCAAGCACCACTTTCTTTAGAAGTAGTCTCAAAAACATCCTGATTCATTGACATTGTAACATTTGTTAATTCTGCGATTTGCGTACCACCCATTTTTAAGATTTGCGCCGTGCCGTTGTAAACTGCCATATTATTTTATTTTAAAAGTTAATTAATCTGTTATTGTGTAAGTTCCTGTAAATGATACCGTATAAGAAGTTATATCTTCCATAGGAGCGTTTACTTCAATGCTTTCAATATAAGCTAAACCTGTGTAATAAGCAGTAGCTAAAACAGGATTAGATATTAGTATGTTAATTGGTGTTCTTGCATCGTAAGCAGCAAATAAAGTTGTAATACCTAAATCGCTTCCACCTTCATTAAAATCAACTAAAGCATCAGCCGTAAAAGCAAAATCCCTTAAGCCTGGTAATGATACCGAATAACCTGCTGATTGCTTACAAGTAGCATCTATCATAGCATCATTTAATGTTATAGTTACATTCGTTTGACACATCAAAGGAAAGTTGGTATCTGCATCGTAAAGTAAAATGTCCGAACCGTTTAATACGCTCATATGCCTTGTTGTAATTTAAATGTAAATCTTATTAATCTTCTAACTAAAACTCCTGTATCTATTAGTTGTTCAAGTGTATTCGTACTCTCCATTAGCGTTCTGATTACATACCAATCAGGTAATAAATCCAAATACCCATCCTGCCTTGTTCTAACCAATTCCATTACTTCGTTTGATATTCTATCGGATAGTAACTTACCA